ATAAACTATTACATACAACTGGTCTTAAGAATTTTGCTGATGTTGGTATATCTTCAGCAGTTGGAGTTGGTAAAACAATCTCTGTTGATTCATCAACAATTATAAGAGATTTGACTACAGAAAATAGAGTTGATGCAATAGATAATTTTGATTTAGTAAGAGACTCTGATATTTTATCAAATCCTATAAGATCTAAATTTATTACTTTCCAAAATAAAAAACTTACTAATTATTTTGAATGTAATACAAATAATGCTGTAAAAATAGATGATATTAGTACCTTATTTTCAGATTCTACTAATAATGCAAAGGCAGATGGTAAATTATCAATTACAAATCGTTTTAATAGATTTTTAGTTCAATCTAGAGTTCCTAATACTGGAATAGCACAAACTACTAATACACTTCAAGTTGCAGAATTAATAACGTCTGTTGATTTTATTAATAAAAACATTTATACAATTGAAAAAAGTTCTATTAATGATGAAAATAAATTAGTAGATATTATTGGAAGTAAAGATATAGATGATAATTATAGTTTACAATTTAATCCAGTTGATATTTTTAATACTGATTTAGATATTAAAATTTTTGAGAATAAATTTGTATCAGGTGTTGGTGTTGGAACAAGTAGTATTGGATTTATTAATTTAACAGGAAAAAATGTTAATGTATCTTCTTCTAGTACATCGACAATAATATCTTCAGATATTAATACTTTAGAATCTTATTTTGCAACTGTTTCAATAAATGATAGTACATCAAATGAAAATAATATAATTGAACTTTATGTAACTCATGATGGAACTAATTCTTATATATCAAGTTATTCATTAGAATCAAATACTGGAAACTCAATAGGAACATTTACATCAGAGATTGATTCTGGTATTTTATCTTTAAAATATGAAAATGATAGATCAAATCAAGTTTCAGTTAGGTCTAAAGTTGTTGGTTTTGGAACAACTGCTTCTGGAAATGGAACATACAGATTTAATATAGATGGTCAATCTGCTGGATCTGAAAATTCTGCTAGATTAGAATCTAAATTTGTAAGTATAGGATCTACATCAACTATATGTGGATTTACTTCAACCAAAGATACTACAGTAAAGAGTATTGTTAAAGTTTCAATAGGAAATACTAGTGCTCTTCATCAAGTTTTAATGGCACATGATGGAGGTGATACTTTTATTACTCAATATCCATTTATATCTATTGGAACAGATGTTGGAATTGGTACTTTTTCTGCGGAACTTAGTGGATCTAATTTTAATTTAAAATTCCATCCAGATTCAGATTTTATAGGAGTTGGTGATTTACAAGTTCAGGCATATAATGAAGTTCTTAACACTGAGTTAGATTTAATTAATACACCACCCACTTTAGTTTATGGTACAGAAGTAGAATCATTATCTCTTTTACAGTTTGATTCTTTAAATGGTGATAGATCTGATGTAGGTTCTTTTAGATTAAGAAATAATAATAATTTTATATTCGCTAATTTCTTTAATCCATTATCACAACTAAATTTATCAACAGGAGAATTTATAATTGAAAATAATTTCTTTAATAGAAATGAAAGATTGATATACGAACCTGGTTCATCTTTAGAAGGTGTTACGGCTTCATCTTTAGTAATGTCTAATGGAAATCCTTTACCATCTGAGGTTTATATATCTCTTGATGAAGGAACAACTAGATCAAATGCATTTAAATTATCATTAACTAAAGGTGGATCACCAGTTACATTTAATAGTGTAGGATCTGGAAATAGACATAAATTAGAGATGTTTAAGAAAAATGAAAAATCATTAATTACACTTGATAATGTTATTCAATCTCCAATATCATATACTCCAATAACAACCACATTATCTGGAAATGTCAATAGTTCAGTTTCTATATCAACTTCTATAATATCTTTAGCTGGAATTACATCAATAATAATTAATGATGTTCTAAAAGTTGATGATGAATTTGTAGTAGTTAATAATGTTGGATTTGGAACTACTAACGTTGGTCCAATATCCAATACTGGATCTTTAAATTTAATAGATGTTACAAGAGCATCTCTTGGATCTACAGCAACTACTCATTCTGATAATTCTACTATAAGATTATTTAAGGGTGGATATAATATAGTTGGTGATAGTATTTTCTTTACCAATCCACCTAGAGGAACTAATATTAATGAAAAGGGTGAATCTAATCGTGATCCTGCTAGATCAAGTTTTAGTGGTAGAGCATTTTTCAGACAAGATTATTCTTCTAATACTATCTTTGATGATATATCACATGAATTTACAGGTATAGCACAAACATTCAGAACTTCGATATCTGGGGTAAATACAACTGGTCTTACAACTGGTAGTAGTTTCTTAACAATTAATGGTATATTTCAAAGACCAACAACAGAAATGAATCCATTAAACAATTATGATTTTAGTGAGTCTGCTGGAATAACAAGTTTTGTATTTAGTGGAATTTCTTCTGCAGATGGAACTCAAATAATAAGTGAATCTGATGTTAATCAAAATCAATTACCTAGATCTGGACAAATTATTTCAATTGGATATACTGGTGGATTGGGATTTGCACCTTTAGCTGGTGCTGCTGTTACAGCAGTTACTAATTCCAGTGGAACTATAACTGCTGTTGGTATTGGTACAAGAGATTTTCATGGATCTGGATATCGTCCTGAACAAAGCACAGCAGGAAATGGTATTATTAGTATTAATGTTATAGATGAAGCGTATGATCATAGATTTAAAAGTTCTAGCACTAATTCTATAGTTGTTAAAAATGGTGGAATTGGAGTAAATGGTACATTTACACCCACTTATGCTCCTTATACATCATCAACTGGTATTGTAACCTTTACAAAGGAGAATCATGGTCTTATTACATCAGATTCACATACAGCAACCACAGGAACTTTATATAATCCAACTACAGGTGTTTTAACTGTAAAACTTAATTCAACACCTTCACCTGCATTAGCAAATGATCAATTAGTAAGATTTGATTATAATTCTCTTACATTTACATGTGCAAAAGATGTTCATGCTAGTAATCACACATATCCTAGAACAACAGATCCTGTAGGTGGTAAATGGTTACCAATATTTAATGTAACTGGAGGTAATCAATTTGATATTAACGTTCTTGAAACTATCCCCTCATCAAATACAGGTATTCATACATTTGTAACTGCTGCTCCTAATGGTGTTAAAAGATCTGCTAATAAAATTACAATAGCAGCAAATTCTTTAGTATATACTTGTGATAAAGATGCTCATGAAACTGATCATACATATCCACGTTCAACAGATCCAGCTTACAATACAGATTTAAATATTCTTGAAGCAACTGATAATTATTTTAAAGTTGGTGTTGGAACTGGTGGTGGTGAGGGAACTGGTGCAAATATAACGGCAACTGTTGGTATTGGTGGAACTCTAATATTCTCTGTGGTTTCTGGTGGAACGGGATATATTAATCCAGTTATAATACCTCCATCTCCATCATATGAGAATCTACCAGTAACTGGAGTTTCAAGATTAGGTTTAGGTGCTACAACAGATACTGGAACTGGATTATTATTAACTATTGAGGTTGGAGGTAGTAATACAACTGGTATTGGATCTACCTTATTTGAAGTAAAATCTTTTGATATTGCTAGAAGTGGATATGGATTTAGAAAAGGTGATGTATTTAAACCTGTTGGATTAGTTACTGATAAATCTTTATCTTCACCATTATCAGATATTGAATTTACAGTAAATGAAGTATTTACAGATACTTTCTGTTCTTGGAATGTTGGTGAATTTGATTATATTGATGATATTTCATATCTTCAGGATGGAACTAGAGTAGTATTTCCATTAAACTTTAATAATGAATTAGTATCTTTTGAATCTAAGCCTGGATCTGAAATTGAGATGCAATCATTATTGTTAATATTTGTAAATGGAGTTTTACAAACTCCAGGAGAATCTTATATTTTTGATGGTGGAACTTCTTTCCAATTTACTGAAGCACCAGATGTAGGTGATGATGTAGCAATTTTCTTCTATAAAGGAACAAATGATGTAGATGTTACTTTTGTAGATGTTGATGAATCTATTAAGAGTGGTGATGAACTTCAAATATTAAGAGGAAATGCTTCTGTTGGAGAGGATCAAGAAATAAGAACAGTATCTGGAATAACAACTGCAGATGTTCTTGAAACTGAATTATATTATAATCAAGGGATTGATGATAAAAACTTTAGACCAGTTAGATGGATTAAACAAAAAACTGATAAATTTATAAATGGTAAATTAATTCGTAAAACTAGACCTTTAATTGAACCATTAATATTCCCAGAAGCAAGAGTAATTAAAGATGTATCATCTGTAGATACTACAATTTATCTTGATACTGTTGATAATTTCTTCTATGATAGTCCTACAAAAATAGGTACTTTAGTGATTGATGATTCTATTATTAGACAATCTGCTTCTCTGACTGCTGTTGTGTCTGCTGCTGGTACTGTTAGTTCTATTTCAGTTGTTGATGGTGGTTTAGGTTATGTTGGAGCGACAACATCCATTTCAATTGGTATTCCTACTACAGGTATTATTGTAAATACTGCAACAGCAACAGGTAATATAACAAATGGTATTATGACTTCAGTAACAGTAGTAAATCCTGGTATTGGATATACTAGTTCTTCTGTTCCTAATGTTATAGCACCAGTACCAGTAACACCATCTGAACATATTAGTGGATTTACTGCTGCTACTGGGTTCTCTGGTATTGTAACAGGAATAACAGTTCTTAGTAGTTCAACTATTAAATTCTTCCTTGAAAAAGAATCAGGAACATTTAGTGGTTTAGCAAATGGAGATCCTGTTTGTATACTTGACACTTTCGTTGGTTCTGGAACAACATCTACTATAATATCATCAGGTGCACCTGTAGGTGTTGGAACAACATTCTTTGATAATATTTACATTATTAGTTCTTTAAGTTCAAATAGTAATGTAGGTGAATTTATTGCGGGAGTAACAACAGATACGTCAATTGTGGGTATTGCTACAGAGAATACTATTTGTGGTAGATTCTCTTGGGGTAAATTAACTGGTGGTTCTAGATCATCAACAAATCCACTTACATTAACTGTTTCTGGTAAGACAGTTAACTCAGGATTGACAACCTTCCCTAGAGTTCAAAGAAGAGGTTCTGGACTTAGAGAAACAGGTGCTCTAAAAGATTCAACTTAATGTAGTATAAATAAAGAAAAAAAGTCTATAGAAAATGTCGGCAATTGTAACAGACCAATTTAGAATTAATAACGCAGGTAATTTTTTAGGAGATGTAAATAATTCCGAAAACTCTTATTATGTGTTTGTCGGATTATCAAATCCTTCTACAACAGTATCTTCAAAAGCTTTTGGTAGAAATGCCAATAATACCAAATGGAATAATGATACTACTAGAAAAAAACCAGTAGATAATTTCAATTATTTGAATCATATCAAAGATACCATGGTTTTTGGTAAAAAAATTACATCAGATAATGTTAGAAGAGTTATAAGAAAAGTTCAATGGACTAAAGAAAATAGATATGATATGTATCGTCATGATTATAGTGATGAAAATTTATCAATAACAGGAAAAACTGCTAGACTATATGATAGTGATTTTTATGTAATTAATAAAGATTTTAATGTTTATATTTGTATAGATAATGGATCATCTGGTATTAACACAACTGGTAATCGTTCTTTAAATGAACCAACTTTAACTGGATTAGAACCATTTAGAGCAACTGGTTCTAGTGATGATGGATATCGCTGGAAGTATTTGTTTACTGTTTCTCCAAGTGATATTATAAAATTTGATGCAACAGAGTTTATACCATTACCAAACAATTGGTCAACAACTGAAGATGCTAATATAGTGAATGTAAGAGATAATGGAAACTCTGATATTAATAATAATCAAATTAAAAAAGTTTATATAGATAAACAAGGATCGGGATATGGAGATGCTGGTGCTGGAGGGCGAGAATTTAATATTGTTGGAGATGGATCTGGTGGAAAGGCTATTGTAACAGTAGGAGATGATACTAAAATTAATGATGTTCAAGTATCAGTTGGTGGTAAAGGGTATACTTATGGATTGATAGATTTAAGTTCAATTAATACAAGTACATCTACTAAAGCTAAATTAATTCCTATCATTCCACCATCAAAAGGTCATGGATATGATATCTATAAAGAATTAGGTGCAGATAGGGTTTTAGTTTATGCAAGATTTGATGATTCTACTAAAGACTTTCCAATTGATACTAAATTTGCACAAATAGGAATTGTTAAAAATCCAACATCAATCGGATCTACATCAGTTTTTCAACAGTCTCAATATTCTTCAGTTTCTTCTTTGTATATAAATTCTTATACTTCTGATAATATTCAAGTGGGTGATTTAATTACACAAGATGTTAAAAATGTTGCTAATGCTAAAGTGAAAGGATATGTAGTTTCTTTTGATATTATTTCAAATGACCCTACCAATAAAATTGCGGTTCTAAAATATTATCGTGATAGATCATTATATTATGATTCATCTCCTTCAGGTGATGAGCAAGATCAAACTGATACTACAGGTATTGATAAAATTGCTGATATTAATGGTCATATTTACGATTTTACTAATGATGAGGATTTAACTGTAGGTGCTAGTGCTATTACCTTAAAAGTAGATAATAACTTTACTGGTATAACTACAAATCCTACAGGAACTAAAATTATAGATCTTGGAGTTGAATTTAAAAATGGGTTAGCACAATCTGAGATAAATAATCAGTCGGGTGATATTATCTACTTGGATAATAGGAAATTAATTACTAGAGATAGTAGACAAAAAGAAGACATCAAAGTTATACTAGAGTTCTAAAACATGTCACAAAAAACTAATTTAAATATAAGTCCTTATTATGACGATTTTAATACGGACAATAATTTTTATAAAGTATTGTTTAGACCAGGTAGACCTGTTCAAGCTAGAGAATTAACTACTCTTCAATCAATACTTCAAAATCAAGTAAAATCTTTTGGATCTCATGTATTCAAGGAAGGATCTGTAGTCATTCCTGGTGGTGTTTTTTATGATAATTCATATTTTTCAGTAAAAGTAGAGTCTGAACATCTTGGTCTTCCAATATCACTTTATTCGACAAATTTAAAAGGTAAAAAATTAAAAGGTCAAAACTCTGGTGTAGAAATTTTAATTAATGATGTCAAATTTCCAATAGATTCAACAGATATTACAAATCCAACTTTCTTTATTAAGTATCTTACAGGAAATGATGATAAAGAAATATCTAATTTAACAGATGGTGAACCTTTAATTGCTTTAGAAGATATAGTTTATGGTAATACTACCATATCTACTGGTGAAAGTGTTGCTACATTAATACAATCCAATGCCTCTGCAGTTGGTAGTGCAGTGAAGATGAATGCTGGAGTATATTTTATTAGAGGGACATTTGTAGATGTTTCTACAGATACTATAGTATTAGATCCATATTCAAACGCATCTTCATTTAGAGTTGGTTTAAATATATTAGAATCTATTACTACTGCAAAGGATGATTCGTCATTATATGATAATGCTAAGGGATTTTCTAATTTTGCAGCACCTGGTGCTGATAGATTTAAAATAACTGCATCTTTAGCAAAGAAAAGTTTAGAAGATACTAGTGACGTTAACTTTGTTGAGATAGTTAAGTTAAGAGAAGGTGAAGTTAAGAAATTACAAGATTTTTCTGTATATAATGAATTAGAAAAATATCTAGCTGCTAGAACATTTGAAGAATCTGGAAATTATTCTATTGATAATTTCAAAATTAAAACATCTGAGTCATTGGATAATAGACTCTCAAATGGTGGAATATTTAAATCAGATCAAATAACTGAAGATGGAAATACTCCATCGGATGATTTAGCATGTGTTGAAATAAGTCCAGGTAAGGCATATGTAAAGGGTTTTCGTATTAATGAACCTGGAACTAAAATTATAGATTTTGATAAACCAAGAGATAAAGAAACTGTAAATACCTCATTAGTTCCATTTGAGATGGGAACTTTAATTCGTGTTAATAATGTTTCAGGAACACCAGCTGTAGGTACAAATATTGAAGCAAATACAGTTTCTCTTTATAGTAGAAGAAAAACTGTGTCTTCACCAAATTTACCACCTTCAGGTGCTTATGAAATAGGAAAGGCAAGAGTATATTCATTTGGATTAAGAAATACTCCATATGTGGATGATGCTAGTCAATGGAATTTACATTTATTTGATGTTCAGACATACACATTTATAACATTAAATACCGCATTAACTGCAACACAGAGTTCTTATATTAGAGGTGCTAATAGTGGTGCTACAGGATTTGTTAATGCAACAGTTACTGGTGGAACAGAAATAATTCTATCACAAACTTCTGGATCATTTATTCCTGGTGAAAAAATAATTATTAATGAATTAGAAGAATCAACCAGAACTATATCATCAATAAGACAATATACTTTTGAAGATGTAAAATCTGTATATCAAAATACAAGTACTTTAATATCTGGTTTTAATAAACATTTCAGTGCTGATACTATACTAGAAAAAACTAGAATACCATCATTATCAGAATCTAATACATGTATTATAAATGGATCTACATTAATTTCACCAGGTAATGCTTTTAGTGGTATAAAAACAGATTCTATTATTCAATATCAAGAAGCAGGAAATACTGATGTTACTTTTAATAGAGTAAGTTCTATTAGTAATGATTTAAAAACCATAACTTTAGCATCCTTACCATTATCAGTTGCAGGTGTAAATGCAGGAGCTATTGGAGTAACTTCAACTACAGTTGCTTTATCTTCTCCTGTTGTAATTGATAAAGAAAATACTGGATTATATGCTAAGTTAGATTATGATAATGTCTGTGAAACCAATTTAGTAAATTCTACATTAGAAGTTTCTTCCCAATCTTCTATGTTTCAATTGATTGCTAATTCTACTACACAGGAAATTTCTGGAATATCTAGTGCATTTTATAGTAATTTTGATACTCAGAAGTATTCATTAATTTATGAAGATGGTACTATAGAACCATTAACAAAAGATCAGTTTAAATTAGTAGATGCTGGTACAAAAGTTCAGCTTAGTGGACTAACAAAGGGTAGTGGTACAAAAGCTGTTCTTAATTCAACTATAGAAAAACAAGGAATTACAAATAAATCTAAAAATTATATAAGAAGTAATAAAATTGTTATTGATAAAACTAGTGCAGGTATATCAACATCTACAAATGGATTATTATTGAATCCATATTATGGATTAAGAATAGAAGATAGAGAGATATCATTAAATGTTCCAGATGTTGTAAATATAGTTACAATATTAGAATCTAAAAATAATGCTGATCCAACTCTTGATAAGATAACGACTGTATCTGGTTTATCTTTAAATACTAATTCTGTTGTTGGTGAAAAAATTATTGGTGTTGAAAGTGGAGCATATGCTCAATTAGTAACTAGATTAGATGATAATAATATAGAAGTTGCTTATCTTACAGATGTTAAATTTGAAATAGGTGAATTAATAAAATTTGAAGAATCAAATATTGAAACTGTTGTTCAAGAAATATTACTTGGAAATAATTTCGATATAACTGAAAGATATTCTTTAGATAAAGGGCAAAGAAATCAATATTATGATTATTCTAGAATAGTTAGAAAAAGAAATGCTACTCCTCC